AGAAGAACTTTGTTTCTATGATTGCACCTGTTAATTCAGATGCTAAGACAATGTTCAAATGGAACAATGGATTATCTTGGGCTTATTCAGGAAACATTACTGACTCTGAAATTACAGAAAAAGTGAAAGCTGCTGGTGGAAGAACTGATGGTGTTTTAAGATTTTCACATAGTTGGAATTATGATGGAATGAGAAATGCTTCTCTTATGGATTTACATGTATTTATGCCTGGTTCAAATCAGAATGTTGTTATCAAGAATGGAAAAGAAATTCATGATAATTATGGAAATGATGAAAGAGTTGGATGGAATCATAGAAGACATTATGCTTCTGGTGGAGTTCAGGATGTAGATTATACCGCTCCTGCTCCTATTGGATATGTTCCAGTTGAAAACACAACATTTCCTTCAATTGATAAATTGAAAGAGGGTGTATACACTTTTAAAATCCATAATTGGAATTTTAGAAATCCGACAACAGGTGGCTTTAAAGCAGAAATTGCATTTGGCGGTAATGTTTATAGATTTGTAAGAAGAGAACCATTACAGCACAAGGAATGGATTACTCTTGCAAAATTAGAATTAAAAAATGGCGAGTTTAGTATTCTTGAGATGGCAGAGAATGATAGTACACCTATTGAAAAGTGGAATATCAAAACGAATCAGTTTGTTCCTGTATCAGTAATCAGTTATAGCCCAAATTATTTTGATGAACAGGATGGAATTGGTCATAGACATTTATTCTTCTTCCTAAAGGATTGTGTGAACAACGAAAGTCCTAATGGCTATTACAATGAGTTCTTAAAGAGTGACCTTGAAAAGCACAAGAGAGTATTTGAGGCTTTAGGTGCTAAGTGTCATGTAGAAGATACTGATGATCAGCTTTCAGGAATTGGATTCTCTATGACAAAGAGAGCAGATTTAGTTGTTAAGGTTAAGGGTGCAACAGAGCGTGTAATGAAGATTAAGTTTTAATTAGAAAAGGAGATTATTATTATGACAAACAACGAATTATTTATCAATGCAACAAGAGCAAAATATCAGTTCCCATTTAGAGGAATGATTAACGTAATTGATTTGTGGGATTTGTCTCTCACAAATCTGGACTCAGTGTTTAAGACGCTCAATGCAGAAGCAAAGAAGTCTGAGGAAGAAAGTCTTTTGAATACTAAGTCAAAGGAAGATGAGGAGATTTCTAATAAGATTGAAATTGTCAAGTATATTGTTAGTGTGAAGCTGGATGAGAAGAAGAAGAGAGAAGACGCTAAGAAAAATGCTGAGATGAGACAGAGATTGCTTGAAATCAAGGCTAAGAGACAGGATGCAGCACTTGAAAATATGTCTGATGAGGATCTGGATAAGGCACTTGCAGAATTAAGTGAGTAATTGTTACAAATATACCATATATAGTATTGAAAATAAGTAATATATACTATATATGGTATATATTTTACATTAGAAAGAAACGCACATTTCTTGAGGAATTTTGGAGGTGAAATATGAATATTTTAAACATTATTTTATTAAGTATGGGAATTTTTAACCTTATTGTTGGGATAACATGGACGAAAAAGAATGTTGTCAACTTTGTGTTCAAATTATTATTCTTGGCAGGTGGTGGCTATTTAGTATTCTATGCTTTATATTTGAGTAACATTCTGATTGTTTTAAATAAGTAAAGAGGATTATTATGAAATTTACAATAAGATTTTTAATATGGCTTGTGACATTAAATTTATTAATGAATTTTATTTTCCCTGAACCAGTTGAATTATGGAAATTTTTATTAATAGAGACATGCTTGGGATTTTTATCATTTATTATGGTTGATTGGAAGGAAGATAAGTGAGGTAAACATGAAATATGTTGTTATTTTAATTTTAATTGGTCTATTATTCTTGCTATTTGTACCATACATGTTAGCAAATTATATTAAACCATTACAAAAGTTCTTTTGTAAAATAGGATGGCATTGTCACCAAAAGGATTATATTACTGAGAGTTTTGATGGTGCTTCCATGCACTGCAAATGTAAATGGTGTGGTTACAAAGGTATGGTAGATAGTCAAGGAAATTTATTTTAGGAGAATAATATGTCAAACTTATATGTATATCTAATACGCTCTCGTAACAAGGATAATAAGGATATTCCAAATTTTAAGGAACGAGCCGAGACAATCCTTGAATATAGAGAAAATGAAGATAAGGTGATTGATGCTTTTAAGAGTTTTGTAGCCAAAGGACTTACTGGCGAACAGACAAGGTTATACAGGTCAGTTAATTCAAGAAATGAAGAAAAAATCAGAGAAGAATTTATTATCCGTCTGTTGAGAGACAAGCCAAGTATGACACAGCTTAATCGTACATTAGCTTCAGTTGCACAGCAAGTACAAAATCGTGACGAGAGTAAATGGTTGTTTGATTTTGATGTGGATGATAGAGAAATGACGTCTAATTTTCTTTCTGATATTAACCATTTTTCGGGAATTAAGCTCATTGATATGAAATGTCATAAGACTCCTCATGGCTATGCTATTGTAGTTCCGCATGGTTTTGATACAAGAAAACTTATGGAAAAGTGGAAAGGTTATGATATTACATTAAAGAAAGATGGGCTGTTGTTTTTGGATATGATAACGAATAAGTGAGGTAAAATTGATGAAATATAGAGAAGAAAATAAAGACTTATTTACAGTATCAGAAGATTATTATTTAGCACATTGTATTAGTGCAGATTTTGGAATGGGTAAAGGAATTGTAGTCGAATTCAATAAAAGATTTGATATGAAACGAAAATTGCAGACAAAATATCCAGATTATCTTAATCAGTACATTCATAAAAGAATTGGTGGTGACTGTCTATTAGAAGGTAGAGTATTAAATCTTATTACAAAAGAGAGATATTTTCACAAGCCAACAATCGTTACAATGAGACTTGCACTTGAAAAGATGAAACAGATTTGTTTGGAGAATAATATCAAAAAGATTGCAATGCCTGTAATTGGTTGTGGTTTAGATAGGCTGAACTGGAATGATGTCTCAGAACAAATTAAAAATGTTTTTGCAGATACGGATATTGAGATTTTAGTGTGTAAGAGGTGAATTATGGCAGTATTTGTAACAGGCGATATACATGGAAATCCTGTAAGATTAAGTAAAGATAGTTTCTATGAACAGAAAGATTTCTCTGGAAATAAAGATGAGAACATTGTAATTATTCTTGGCGATTTTGGTCTTGTATGGAACAGAGATGGTGAAAGCAAACAGGAAAAATATTGGTTGGATTGGTTAAATCAGAAATCATTCACAACTATATTTGTTGACGGAAATCACGAATGTTTTCCAAGAATCTATAGTTATCCTATAAAAGAGTGGCGTGGTGGTAAGGTTCATGAAATTAGATCCAATGTATTACATTTAATGCGTGGCGAAGTGTTTACCATTGAAAATAAGAAATTCTTTGCATTTGGTGGTGCATCAAGTCATGATATTCAGGATGGCATTCTTGATTACAATGACGAAGATTGGAGAGAAGAAGCCAAGAAGCTTGATAAGCAAGGTAAATATATGTATCGTATCAAGGATTTATCTTGGTGGAAAGAGGAATTGCCAACAGATGAAGAAATGCAGTATGGACTAGAGGTTTTAAAAGAAAATAACAATATAGTTGATTATATTATTACACATAGCCCTTCTACATCAGATTTGTATCTTATGGGTGGTAAAGGATTATATGAATCAGATATATTGACTAATTATTTGGAAGAAGTGAAAGCTACAACTGAATACAAAAAACATCTGTTTGGTCATATGCATTTAAATAAGGCAATCAATGACAGAGATATTTGTTTGTATGAACAGATTGTTAGGATATTGTAAAGTGAGGTGAGAATGTGAAAATAAAAGATAAAATACGAAATAAATTAAGAACTTGGTTCTTTGAGACTGAATTAAAGGACTTGCAAAAATCTACTATACAGATGCAAATGGCACGAAACCAATATTCAGATGCATATAGATTAGTCAATGATTGTCATCAATTAATAAATTCAATGATGGATGTCGGAACTGATATTCATTTACATAGCGACTATTCTTGGGCTGTTGTATGTATTAAAGGTCACCCAGAGTACGTATCATTTATGCCATTATCATCTGGTGATGCTCGTGATGTAATCAGATTTTTACAACAATTCAAATATTCAGATAGGGTGATTGATTCACCTTTTGGATTTAAAAATATGATTAATGACCATATTATGGATAATCCATTTGTAAAGTAGAGAATAATCTAATATAGAAGTAATTCTATTCAAAGGCTGGTCAGCCAAATTTTCCAAAAAAGTAACAAGAAATATTTTTTTTCATTCGGTTAGGCAGACGTGCCTATTTTCGAGTGATTTTTACAACAAAATAATATTAAAACGAAAGGATTTAACAGTAACTCCTGGGTAATTATGGTTACGTAACCTCTGTAAAATAGTGTATTTTGACAGAGAATAATGAAAAAAATAATTCTCAAGGGCTACGAGTATTAAGTTTATGTGGTGGCGTTGAAACAGGATTGTATGCGTTACAGCAGCTCGGAATACCTATAAGAGAATATCATACATATGAGATTTTGCCAGAAGCAATAGCAGTTTCTCAGTACCATTTTCCGTTTGTGGTACATCATGGCGATTTATATGAAGCGGATTTTGAACAGTTCAAAGGATTTGATTTACTGTTGGCAGGAACTTGTTGCCAATCACTTTCAAGAGTGCGAATTGAAAGTAAAGAGGTCAATAATGGTCTTGATGGTAAGTCGGGAATTTTCTTTAAAGCAATTGAGTGTCTTAGGGCAATTCAGCCCAAATATTTCATGTTTGAAAATGTAATACCAAGTAGTGACGAAGATCTGAAGACAATGACAGAATGTATTGGTGTTGAACCTATTTTGATTGATTCAGGAAGATTTTCGTCTCAAAATCGTGAAAGATATTATTGGACAAACATATCATTAGGTAAATTGCCTGATGAATCTCCATTAGTTTTGAAAGATATTATGGAGAATAATGTAGAAGAGAAATATTTCTACAAGAAGAATTTTGAAATCTTAGATATGAGCAAACGTGTATGTGCAGAGTTAAAAGTTAATTCTATGGAAATGAATAGAAGAATTTATAATCCAGATTTTAAGTGCTGCACATTAACTTGTATCAATGGTGGATATCACGAAAAGAAAGTATTAGATAGTGGTAGACCACGAAAACTTACAGAAGTTGAATATGAAAGATTACAGGGATTGCCTGATAATTTTACAAAAATTCAGCTTAACAATCGTTGGTTATCATACTCAAAAAGATGTAGTTTGATGGGCAATGGATGGAATGAACCTACCGTTGAATGGATTTTGAGTGGGTTAAGAGAATAAAAGAAAGGAGTAAGAGGTTTGGTATACCGAAAACGCAGCGTTTACTCCTAATACATAATGATTTACATGGGAAGCAAAAATCGGTTATCAAAACAAATTGTACCGATTATACAGAATTACATAGACAAGGGATGCAATGGTTATTTAGAACCATTCGTAGGTGGTGCAAATATTATTGATAAAATTGAATGTGACAATAAGATAGGAAGTGATATTGATAAATATGTAATCTCTGTGCTTATTGGTTTGCAGCAAGGAATTGAACCACCAAAAGAAGTATCGAAAGAATTTTATATTGATGTAAAAAATAATCCCGACAAGTATTCTGATTTTATAACAGGGTATATAGGATATGAACTTAGTTTTGGAGCAAAGTGGTTTGGCGGTTATGCAAAACGTGACGATGCTAAACATCGTGGAGATATTTATTCTTACAAATCATGTATGAAGCAAGCTCCAAATCTTAAAGGTATCCATTTTAGAACAGCTTCATTTTTAGATTATTCTAATTTACATGGGTATGTAATATATTGCGATCCACCGTATAAAAATACAACAAAATATAAAACAGGTGAATTTCCATATGAACAATTTTATCAATGGTGTAGAGAAATGTCTAAAGATAATGTTGTCATTATAAGTGAATATTCAATGCCAGATGACTTTGATTGCATTTGGGAGAAACAAGTTAAGATTACATTTGATAGCAATAGAGAGTGTAATAACATTAAGGATTTTCGAAGAGAAAAGCTGTTTGTGTATAAAAATAAAAGTTCCAAGTAAAGCGGAATTTCTTCTGAGTTTTCAGAGAATAAATACATATAAAAACAAAGAAAAGAGGATTAAATGTATGAGTAAAGCTATTTTAGTGTTAGATATGCCTGGAACTTGTTGTGATTGTAATTTTTGTAGAGAAATACAAGAAGGTATTGAAGCATGTTGTGAATTAATGGATGAGCCAAATGATAATACTCTTTGTAGAATAGTTGATAGTGAAAATGGATATTGTCAAGAAAAACCAAATTGGTGTCCATTAAAAGAATTGCCAGATGAGACACACAATGATGTATATATGGATGAATATTGCGATGGTTATGATGATGGTTGGAACTCATTAAGAAAGGAAATTTTAGGCGAAGATGAGGAGAATAAATAGATGACAGTTGGTGTAAAAATATGTGAAGCAAAAGATACAATTAAGAAATACGAAAACCTTGGGTATAGATTTGTTAGTGAAGAAAATGTGGGTGAAGGATATTTAAAACTTAACTTCAGAGATCCAATTGTTCCAGAAGAGAATAATACAACAGATATTCAATTTCATGAAGGTGATTATGTAGAAAATAGTGATGGCAAAGTTGGATATATTTCATCCATTTGTCATTGTGATGAGTGCAAGAGGCGTGGATTCTTTGAACCAACTATTAAATATTCCGATGGAACAACAGATTACATTAGCAATTATTCTGTTAAAACTGTTTCGTCTGATTATAAGCAGATTGGAACTCAGAAGTTTTCAACAGAAGATATATTGAAAAATAAAATAGCTGCACTTGAAAAAGAGAATAAAGAATTAACTGAAAAGGTAAATTATTTGACTGATAGAAATCATGAATTGCTCAGTCTATGCTGCTTTTATGATATGGAAAGGAACGGATGAGACAATGGTAGATATTCAATGTAAAGACGGAAAATATATTATTGACGCAAGAATTCATAGTGAAGTTGATACAAATGATATTGCAAAAGTGCAGGAAAGATTTACTTCTGATTGTGCTTATGAGTTTGCAGAAGCTATGAGAGAAGCAGTAAACGTTAGCCATTTGGTAATGAAAGAACAAAGAAAAGAGGTAACAAAATGAGAGAAACATTAATTGTTGTAGATATGCAGAATGATTTTATTGATGGAACACTTGGTACAAAGGAAGCACAGGCGATTGTATCAAATGTAGCAAAGAAAATTAAGGAGTACAAGGATGCTGGTAAACAGGTAATCTTTACAAGAGACACACATCCCGAGAATTATTTAGAGACATATGAAGGTATACATCTTCCTGTTACTCACTGTGTAAAGAATACTGCTGGTTGGCAGATTTCAGATAAGTTAGATTTTGATATTGATAATGACATTCTGATTGACAAAATTACTTTTGGATGGACTCATTGGGATGATTTTAGATTTGAAAGCGTTGAGATTTGCGGATTATGCACCGATATCTGCGTGATTTCAAATGCACTTATTATTAGAGCAAACTATCCTGAGATTGATATTACAGTAGATGCAAGCTGTTGTGCAGGTGTCACACCTGATACTCACAAGGCTGCATTAGCAACTATGAAGATGTGCCAGATCGAAGTGATTGGAGAGAATAATGAAGTATAAGAATTATATCATTAATACTTTTAGACATTTTAAGAAAGTCTGTACGCATAAACATTGGGTGTTCTACTATTGCTGTAAAGTGGGAATTCCATTTCAAGGGTTAGTACATGATTTATCTAAATTTTCTCCAACAGAATTTTGGGAGAGTGTTAAGTATTATCAAGGTACTTCAAGTCCAATAGATGCTTGCAAGAAAGAGAATGGTTGGTCAGCAGCTTGGATGCACCATAAAGGAAGAAACAAGCACCATTACGAATATTGGCAGGACAATTTTGATAATGGTGGAAATCCTATTGAAATGCCAATGAAGTATAAAAAAGAAATGTTTTGTGATTATCTTGGAGCAGGTAGAGCATATTATGGTAAATCGTTTAATTTTGAGAAGGAATTAAAATGGTGGAAATCTAAGAAAAGTAAGCCAATTGCAATGCATCCAAATGACATAGCTTTTATTGATAAGTATATTAATCTGTTTTATGAGTACGAAAACAGAGAATATGATATTAGAACAATATTTAATCAAATCAAGAAAGAAGGAAAATAATATGGAACAGATTATTACAAGTTTATTGGAGACAGATGCCTACAAATTGTCAATGGGACAGGCTATTTATCATCAGTTTAGCGATTATAAAACCACTTGGAGTTTTAAATGTCGTAATAAGGATGTTCACTTTACACCAGAAATGGTAGAAGAGATTCGCAGACAGATTAAATTATATTGTGGTTTGAGATTCACAGAAGACGAACTTACTTATATTGATAATATCAAATGGATGAAAGGTTCGTATGTTGATTTTCTGAGATTGTGGCAGCCAAGATATGAGGATTTTGAGATTACAACAGATTCAGATTGCGGTCTTTCTATCGAAACATTTGGTACGTGGCTTAATACATCTATGTATGAGATTCCTACACTTGCGATTGTAAACGAAGTATATTTCAGAATGGCATATAACTATGAGGAATTGCTTAATGGTTTCAAAAAGAGATTAGATGAAAAGTATGAAAATCTCAGAAGCGGTCATTGGTATGCTGGTACATTTTCTGAATTTGGTCTTAGAAGAAGACTTTCTGCTGAAGCACAGGAGTTAGCTGTTGAGAAGTTTTCACATTTGAATGATACATTACACAGTCCATCTAAATTTGTTGGCACATCTAATGTATATCTCGCAAAGAAATATAATCTCACGCCTGTTGGAACTATGGCTCATGAATGGATTATGTGTTCTGGTCAGGGTAATCACAAGCACAATCCAGCATATTCAAATTGGTATGCCTTAGATGCATGGGTAAAAGAGTATGGTGTGTTAAATGGTATTGCACTTACAGATACAATTACAACTGATTGTTTCTTGAAAGATTTTCAGTTGACATATGCAACATTATTCAGTGGTGTAAGACATGATAGTGGTGATCCAATTGAATGGGGTGAAAAGATGATTAATCATTATGAGTCACTTGGTATCAATCCTAAGACAAAGACACTTCTGTTTAGTGACAGTCTTGATTTTGAAAGAGCTGATAAGTTATTCAGACACTTCCATGATAGAGTGAATGTTGCATTTGGAATTGGTACTTATTTGAGTAATGACACAGATGTTCCTGCTTTAAATATTGTAATGAAAACCACTAAATGTAATGGTATGGACGTTGCAAAAGTGTCTGATGTAGAAGGGAAAGGCATGTGTAAAAACCCTGATTATGTTGATTATCTAAAGAGATGTATTAATTGGAGAATGGATCATGAATAAAATTTTACTTATACCAGGGAGTTTTAATCCAATTACCAACGCCCATGTTGATATGGCATTGACTGCTAAAAAAGCGGTTAATGCCGATGCTATATTGTTTATTCCTGCACATGATACATATGTTGCGAAGAAAAAGACTTTGATACCTGGATATTGTCGAGTATCGCTAATTAATTCAATGCCAAATTGTGATGAAAATAATATGTGGGCATCCGAAGTTGAAACAACCAGCTTCTTTCCACAGAGGACATACAATACTATTACTCAGATAAGAGATATGAATGAAAAAGATTATATCTTCAACGAATACTATATTTGTTTAGGAATGGATAATATTGAAACACTTACAACTTGGTATAATTGGAAACCGTTTGTTGAGGAATATAATTTTGTAGCATGTGTGAGAGAAGGTCAGAATCTTGAGACTGCTTTAAGAGAAGCGGATCTTATGGAATATAAAGATCACTTCACAGAAATTCAGATACCAGAAAATCATACTTCTTCAAGTTTGGTTAGAGATTTATGTGAAAAGGGTGAATTTGAAAAGGTAAAAGAATTAGTTCCTAGAAATGTATATGAGTATTTAATTCGGTTCTATGATGTGATGAATCGAATGTAGGAAGGAGAATATATAAATGTTTGATGCTAAGAAAGTAAAAAATGAAATCGTAGAGTGGATCAGAAATTGGTTTGAACAGAATGGTAAAGATTGTATGGCAGTAGTAGGAATTTCTGGTGGTAAAGATTCAAGTGTTGTAGCTGCATTATGTGTAGAAGCTCTTGGTAAGGATAGAGTTTTTGGTGTGATGATGCCACAGGGAAGACAAAGAGATATTGAATATAGTCGTAAACTTTGCAGTTTTTTAGACATTCCACGTACTATTATTCCAGTCGGAACAATTGTGAATGTTGCTGAATATGAAATTAAAACATCATTAGATGAAGAGTTATCAATTCAGACAACAACAAATCTTCCTGCTCGTATTCGTATGGCTACGCTTTATGCGGTATCACAGACAGTAAATGGTCGTGTTGCAAATACATGTAATCTTTCCGAAGATTGGGTTGGTTACGCCACAAGATATGGTGACGCTGCTGGTGATTTCAGTCCGTTATCTCAGCTTACAGTAACAGAGGTTAAGGCTATTGGTCGTGAGTTAGGACTTCCATCAGAATTAGTTGATAAGACACCTACTGACGGTCTTTGTGGCAAGACGGATGAAGACAACCTTGGATTTACTTATGCTGAATTAGATGCATATATCAGAGATGGAATTGAGCCAAGCGAGGAAGTAAAGGCTAAGATTGATTCAATGCATGAGAAAAATCTGTTTAAATTACAGCCAATGCCAAGTTTTGTGTATCAGGCGTAAATGAGATACTATATATAGTGTTTATAGAAAATATAGACACTATATATAGTAATATTTTTACCAAGAAACATAGATTTCTTGAGGAGAATAAAATAATAGGAGGTGCAAATAAATGCAGAATATTAGTATTAAAGGAGTTTGCGATTGTGTAGACTTAGACAGAAATATCAAATTAACAAATGGTGCGGTCGTAGTGCAGAAAGAAAATAACAATGTAATAGGTGTTTATTTAGTGATTTCGTTCAGAGATAATAAAAATAAATATGGTGGTGACAGTACATCAACATATTGTAGTTTGGTAAATCTCGACAATGGACAATTAGCTTTTGAAGAAAGATGCAGTCGTGTTACAACAGAGAGACGTGTTCTTAGGCATCTAACAAGAACAGGTTTTAGTTATCCTTATGATCCAAATTCTCATGAGCAGGATAGTAAGTTCTACAATATGAGAGTTCAGGTTTATAACAATGGAAATTACAAAATGAATCTTGAACTTGGTGATGAATACATTATGTATGGCAGATAGGAGGAATAAATTATATGAAAAAGAAAATTTTAGCGGTCGTATTAGGATTAACATTGTGTTTTGGAATGACTGGATGTACCAATGTTGTCAATATTGATAAAACAATTAAGAGTCCAAATTCAAAATTATGTGATTTTGAGGTTGTTGAAACAAATTTTTATGGAGCAATTTTAGTAGATAAAAATACTAATGTTTTATATTACTGGATTCAGGGTGATAGTATGACGCCTATTTATAATTCAGATGGAACAGTTAAATTATACGATGGAGAATAACATGATAGACAACGAATTACGTCAGCAATATAGACAAGCTGTTGATGATTTAAAAATAGCATTTAAGAAGACTTGTTTATATAGATTTTGCGAAGAAGTTGTGAAGAGATTGAGCAAGATTTTTAAATAGCAAGGAGTAAATTATATGAAAAAGAAAATTTTAGTAGTAATGTTAGCAGTTGGAATGGTTACAACATCATTAACTGGATGTGCCAATAAACATGAAACAATTACTATAAATAGTAAAAGTGATTGGATTTTTGATGATATTACTATCAATTTAAAGGAAGGATATTGGATAAGAGATTATAGTATTGACTATGAAAATGGTGTTGTAACTTTAAATTTGGATAAGAATTAACAAGCACAGTAAACCGAAGTTTCTTTGCAACTTAGGAGGTATAAAAATGCTATTTTCAGAAGCAAAAACGAAAATAGGAACTTGGACTGATATTGAATGTGTTCCTACTGGAAAGATTGAAACAAAAGAACAGTATGACTATTTAAAATATTATGTTGAAAATACACCAATAGATGATAGATATATTAAATCATTTGAAGAATCAAAGGGTAAATATATACATATGGGATCTTGGTTTGGTGGTGCAGGGTTTTATTTTTATATGAGTGATGAACCACAAGGCGATTATAATTACAGAATAGAAGATAAAAATGGTGTAATTGTTGGTTATACAAAATATGAAGAAGATTTTTCATATGGTAAATTAGGAAAAATTGAATTCGATTAAGAGAATAATACATTGAAAGGAGCAAGAGATTTGCTGCAGCATTAAATCTGGATTTGCTCTGAGTAAAAAATGTTAGAGATTAACAAAATATACAATGAAGATTGTCTTGAAGGTATGAAAAAGATTGATGATAAGTCAATTGATTTTATCTTCACGGATTTGCCTTATAATACGACCAATAATTTTTGGGAATGTGAAATGCCGTTAAATGATTATGTCGAGTTATCAGGTCAATATTTTTATGAAACAGATTTATTTAAGTTAGCTCAAGTAACAAATAGTAGTCTTGAATATACAAGAGATTGGTTTTATGAGAACAAAAAAGATGGTTTATGGACTCATTA